TTGTTGAGGAAGACGGGGACGGTGACCATATTGGGAACGAAAACGGAAGCGTCAACAACAGAATGAGAAATGGATCTTTATCATTTGATGATTTCTTAAGACTTGAAGGTAATCAGTCAGAATTTGACAGGAGAATTCAAAAGGCTGTAAAAACTGCAGTCACGAATGCGCGCAGGAAATGGGAATCAGCCGGAAGTGATATTATCGCAAGCAAAGATCAGCCCATCAGAACAAAAGAAAAAGGGACTTTACGCAGAGGTGAAAACTTTGAGACAAGTTAAATGAGCTGAAAAAGCAGAGTGAATTGTCGGAATGGGAATGATTTTGCAAGTAAAATATCTTCTGAATAAAATGCTGATATTCAAAATGCAAAGATTCAAAGTTAATAATTTTTCTGATTTAGCAGTTAGGAAGGTGATATGGATGGATCCACAGAATGAGCTTTTTAAAGAACTGTTCACGAAATTAAAAGAAAAGGGGTATAAAGTATATGACGGAGCTTTTCCGTCCGATGATATTTCATATCCATTTGTACATATGGCAGATAGCCGCCAGGTAGATGGCGTAAATAAGTCTTCGATATTTGGAACGGTATATCAGACAATTCATGTGTGGCATGATAATTTCAGTGAGAGACAGTCTGTATCTGAAATATTGATAGGTATAAAGAATACAGCGGTCAATATTAAAAATACTGGAGATCTAAGCTGGTATTTAAGAAGCACAGAGCAGAGGGTACTGGCGCAGGATATAAAAGAACAGACAATTTTACATGGTGTGTTGGATTTAGAGTTTAGATTTAGTTAGGAGGAATTTTTATGGAAGCTATACAGGGTAAAAAGATAGTGTATCTCTACAGATTATTAAGCGAGGCGGCTACAGCAGATGGGGCAGCTTTGGCGTTTACAACAGAAAACGGAAGAACGAAAAGTAAGGAGGCTGAATCCACAGCTACAAAAGATGGTCCTGTCAGAACTCCGGGGATAGCAGAAGCAGAACTTACTGCTACAAGTATTCTTGCAAAGGGTGATACACTGATCGATAAATTAGAGAAAGCGCTGGATAATGATGAAACAGTTGAAATCTGGGAAGTAAACCTTATGGAAAAGGGAACTGAAAGTGATGAAGGAAAGTTTAAGGCAAAGTATTTCCAAGGATATCTTACAGAATTTGAAGTTGTATCCAATGCGGAAGAACACGTTGAAGTGTCATTAACATTTGGCGTTAATGGGAACGGAGTAGATGGGTACGCTACCGTAAGTGAACAGCAGCAGGAAATTGCAAACTATGTATTCGCAGATACACACAAAACGGGAGCATAAAGATAAGAAGTTTTGTACTTAATGTTTATTTATCCGGAGATGTCTTGCAAAGGCATTTCCGGGTTATTCAGGAGGATTTATTATATGTTTGAATTAACAATAAATGGAACGGTATATCAATTTAATTTTGGAATCGGATTTGTAAGAGATATAAACAAAAGGATACAGAAGCCAGTCGAAGGTGTTACAGGAGTAAAAGAAGATGTGGGACTGGCTTTTACTGTAGCTAAGATAATAGACGGAGATGTTATTGCTGTGGTAGATGCGTTGGAAGCAGCCAATAAAAGATATAGTCCGAGAATAACAAGAGATATTCTGGAAGGATATATTGATGATGAATCTACAGATATAGATGAATTATTTAATAAGGTGATGGATTTTTTAGAAAGAGCAAATGCTACCGGCAGACTTACGAAAAAGCTGACGGAGGCAATGAAGCAGGAGAACAAAGCGTAAAAGATTTTGAACAGATATATTGGGAAATAGCTTTAAATTGTTTTAGATATTTTGGTTTTAAGAATTTTGATGAAATAGATAACCTTACAATAGCTGAATATGAGTTGCTTATGAAAGCGGCGGAATTAAAGGAGGCAGATCTTGATTACAGAATTCATATGCAGGCATTTTTAAATGTACAGGCAGGTGCTAAGAAAAAAGTCGGAAAAAATAAAGAAAAACTTGTATTTTCAAGATTTGATAAATTCTATGACCGTCAGAAGGCGATAGATGAAATCATGTATCCGGGGAAAAAGAAAAGTAAGTTCTCAGGTATAGGTAAATTATTTAAGAAAGGGGGAGATTGAGATGGCTGAAAGTTATGATATTGTTGTTCAGTCTTCTGCAATGAATAAGATGTCTTCGGCACTTCAAACAGATCTTAGAGGATTATCATCGGGATTTTCTGATGTTGCTAAAAGTTCATCCGGCTCGTTAGGGAAAGTCTCGAATATGTTGGGAAATAACTCTGAGATTATATCCGAAGTAACTGGAAAGATATCAACAATGATAACCTATTTTAAGAGTATTAAAGCAGCGGCAGATATTTTTAAGGATATGGGAAATAGTGCAGAGAAAGCATCTGAAGGAACATTTTCTTTATCTAAAATAGATAGCATTTCGGGGATGATAAATTCTTTGTCATCATTGGCAGGAGCTCTGGAAGGTCTTGCTTCACTGGGTAAGAAAGCAATTGAACCTTTAATCACATTTGGCATTGTTGTGGCAGGTCTTGCTGTAGTTATGAGCAAAACAGGAGCACAACTCAGTGTGAATCAAGCAGGTTTGACAGCATTTTCTGAAGGAATTGCATTAATAGCGTCAGCTATGGCTCCGTTGGCTCAGACAGGGCTTGAAGGTGTTATTTCTATGGGAATGTTTGCAATTGTCATAGCAGGTCTTGTGGAGATATTTGCTACTTTTGGAGGTGCATTGAATAAAGCAGTAGTACCAATGCTGGCATTTGGAGCTACTATACTTGCTGTTGGCGTGGGATTGAATATGGCTACTCCGTTTATAATAGCTTTTGCTCTTCTGATACAACAATTAGGCAACACTATAGTACAGGTTGTATCAGCAATTACAGGAGCCATTGTCACTATAGCGGTTACTGTAGGGGGTGTATTAGTACAGGTCGTATCTGCTATTGCCGGTGCAGTTGCAACTATAGTAAATGTTATAGGTGGTACGTTGTGCAGTGTAATGGAGACTGCCGGAAGTGTTATCAGTACAGTAGCTGATTCTATAAGTGATGGATTTGTGAAGATTTGCGGAGGTGTAGCTGATGTTATAGATGCCATCAGCGGAGGATTTGTTTCCATACTTGAGGGTATTGCAGGCGTAATAGAGGCTATAGGAACTTCGGCAAAGAATGCAGGTAAAGGATTTAAGTCAGTAGCTGAAGGGATAAAAATCATCTCGGAACTGTCACTTTATGATATTGGTAAATCTCTTGGTGCAGTTGCGCTTGGAATGGGTGAAATGTCATCATCGGGAAAGAATCTTCCGCAGGTGGCAGAGGCTATGCAGATACTTATAACATCTATGATGATGGGCGTAACTACTGTATCAATGTTCTCGGCATCACTGCTTATGCTGTCGACTATGACAGAAGGAATAGTAAGTAGTGTGAATATGTTAAAAGATGCTTTTGCAAACTTTGTTATTATTCCGCCAAATGCCGAACCGTTTATAGTTACTTTTTCATTAATAATATCAAGTGCTCGGCAGCTTGTTCCGGCCCTTACATCTGCAGGATTAATGGCAGGAATGGGTCTGGCAATGGGATTGTCTATGGGAGCGATGCAAGCAAGAACAGTAATGGCAATAGTTTCTGTTTCAATTATTTCTTCACTGAGTGTATTGGCAGCAATGCTTTCTGTTATCGGGAGTACAGCAGGTATGGGGTTTGCCACAGCACTTCGGTCAGGCTTGAACAGTTCTGTTCTTACTGTGAGGCTGGCGGTGTCGCAAATAATATCATCTTTGATGTCAGTACAGGGAATATCTTATCTTGCAGGGTACAATATAGGAATGGGACTTGCAAACGGTATGAAAGCCACATTGCCGATTGTAAAAAATGTTGCAGCACAGCTTGCGAAAGCGGCGGCAGCTGCTATTGAAGCAAAGGCAAAAATATCGTCGCCATCTAAAGTTACTGCTAAATTAGGCGAATTCTTCGGACTTGGATGGGCTGTAGGAATAAAAGATACATTTAGTGATGTGAAAAAGGTTTCCGAAAGACTTATCAGTATACCGAATATAAGACAGCCGGAGTTGGCTATGGCCTATGGTGGATATGGCAGTACATTAGGGGATGATTATATTTTTGGAAATAGTGGTTCATACATCATAGAAGTTCCGGTAAATATAGACGGCAGACAAGTATCTAAGGTTACGGCTCCATATATACAAAGTGATTTGAATAAACTGGAATCAAGGAAAAACAGAAAAAGGGGGATAAGATAATGTATGAATTTAGAGATATAAATGAAAATATAACCCTTATCCCGATACCGACAGAGGCAATGCAGATTAACGGTGTTTATCTTGAGTCCGAAATAGAAGGATATAGGACTCTTTATGTCAAGGGAAGAGAGGCACTGTCTCCGGAATTTGAAACATTGGAAACAGGTACTCGGGATGGCTCTATAAGAAAGAACAAACGATTTCCGGAAAGGATTATCACTGTAGGCTATCAGCTTATTTCATCGGATTCTTTATCTTTTAGAGAAGCCTATAATAAAATGGGGATACTTTTAAATGTAAATGATGCGGAACTTATTTTCAACGATGAGCCGGATAAATATTTTATCGGTACGCCTACATATATAGAAGAAGTTCCTGAAGGAAGAAATGCAATAACCGGAGAAATAGAGATAACTTGTTTTGATCCTCTGAAGTATTCGGTGGTTGAGTATGAAGCAGAGGCTTCTATTGATGATCCGGGAAGTATTTTAGTGAATTATAATGGAACATACAATACTTTTCCTGTGTTGGAAGCTGATTTTTACAGTGAAGTAGAGACGGATGGAGATGAAACAATGCCGCTTACAGGAAAAGGCGATTGTGGATATGTAGCGTTTTTCAATGGAGACGAAAAGATTATACAGCTTGGTGATCCTGATGAAGAAGACGGAAGTATAATACAGGGAAAATCAGAAACTCTTGTGAATCAAACTTTTGACAGTGTTTCATCATGGGGGACAGCTGCGAAGAATTTATGGTCTCAAAATTCCGGCACAGTAATACCAGAAGACGTGGTACAGTCAGGTTCCTTAGGAATAAAAACATGTGATTATACTGTGGCATCAAGTCCTGCGGCAACTTCGGGAACTATATTGAGCAGTGCTAAAAGCAATGTAGGATCCCCGTATATTTATTACAGTGTTTCACTGAGAGCTTATGGAAGAACAACAAATGCAGTAACAGTAGATGCTGCGGTAACTGCTTCCCTTGCAACAAGCGCCTCGTATTTTGGGAAAGGATTAGGGCTGAGAGGTTCACTTTATGTGGGTGGATCGTGGCATAATGTTACTATTAAGAACACATCGTCAAACTGGAAGGGAAAGTCAGCGCATACTGTTAATATGAGATTCACTGTTACAGGGCTAAACAGTGCGGCAACTGCTCTTACAGGCATTCAGTTTAAAGTAGACAGAACAGACAGTCATGGTTCGTCGGGAACATTAAATGCAAGAGCGTGCAGCAATTTGAGAATAAGTACATACCAAGAAAGTGTTCCGGCTTCTTATTATCTTACTGCATCTGAATACGGAACTGCTTCAGGTAAATATCACGGGCCTACAATAAGACGAAAGGTATCTCCGTCGCTGGATTTTACTTTTACATATAAGCAGAGAATGAGTATAGGAACCGGAGGAAATGATACAAAACAGATGGGAGCTTTTCAGACGATATTGGCAGATTCTGAGGGAGGTATATTGGCAGGTGTGAGGATATTAAAGAATAAATCAGGGAAAACTGCAAACGTTCTTTTTTATGTAAATAATAAAAATGTATACAGCAGCGAGATAGATTTGTCATATACCAACAAATCTTTTGGAAAAGGTTCAGGAGGTGCATCCAGTATTGCCAAGGACGGAGCAAAAATTATATTTGATGTCGGGGGATGCAGGAAAGTTTTTACCGATGATATGATAAAAGATACTGCAGCAGAACAGATAGTTTTGGGGTTTGAACAGTATGGCACAGTGAATCCTCTTTCATATAATGGACTGTCATGGGTAAGATTCATTAGAAACAACAGGGATACTTGGAGTGATATACCTAACAAATTCAGTGCTAATGATATACTGGAAGCAGACTGCAAAAGCGGAGAGATTTATCTAAANTGACTGGGAAAATTTTCATCTTAAACCTGGCATGAACCAAATAGGCATATCTTATTCAAATTGGGTGACTGATGATTACGCACCTGTGTTTAAGGTACGATATAGGGAGGCATTTTTATGATCATATATTTTGCAGACAGACATATGAATGT